CTTATAACGATGGGTACGGCGAGAAAAAAGAGGTATCATATTTTGATATTCAAGTCTGGGATAAGCAAGCTGAACATTGCAGCAAGTATTTGAAAAAAGGAAGCATGGTAGCGGTTGAGGGTAAATTGGTTCAGCAACGATGGACTGATAAAACAACAAACCAAACAAGGTCGAAAGTTATTATAAATGCAAGTCAGGTACAATTTCTTGATGCAAGGGGTGAAAATAAAGCTACGAATCAAGCAAGCGAATATGAGAACGAAGACCCTTGGGTAAATGGATAATTAAATAGTTGCTATGTATCGAAAGATTTGCGACGGGGGTAGCAGTAATATAGATCGTGAGGTCTACGAATGCACTTAATCATATATGACTGTCCATTGATTAAGGAAGGCGACAGAGCCGTAAATGTCTCTTATGAGACCAGAGTGGGACTGCTATAGCAACTATATTTATATAAGGAGTAAAAGCATGAACAGTTTTAGAGAAGAAAAAGGTAAATTATGGGTTGCCTGTTCTGAGTGTGAAAGAGGTGGAAACGGCAATGATAAAGACAAATGTTCTTGTGGATGGAAAGTAAAAAGATTTAATGGGAGTGGATGTTTCGATGGTACTATAATTGAAAAATATAAAGGTTTAATTTGATGAAACATAAATCATTATACTTAAACAAAATGACCTTAGACTCGATTAACAAAAGGGGAAAGCAATGAAAGAGTTTGCAGCTAAAATTGACGCTCACGGGAATATAATTCCAGTTGATGTACATGATAAAATATTGCTTACTCAGGAATTAAAGCAGGGTAAGACTTATAAATGTAAGTTGACTAACTCAAGAAATATTAAGCACTTAGGTAAATACTGGCTTTTAATGAAAGCTCTTGCTTTTCACTTTCCAAGTGCAGCCGATACTAATACAGCATGGCATGAATATTATAAATATAAGTTTTTACCTTTAATTGAGTTTAATTCAAAAGAGGGTAAAATGTTGTTTCCAAGTAGTATTGCATTTGATAAAATGGATCAATTAGAGTTTGATGAATATTATAAGAAGGTAGATAATTTTTTGCTGGAAAGCGGATATAATATAGATGAACTTATAAATACAATGGTAAGTTAAAGCCCTTTAGTGTAATGGTAGCACATAAGTTTTTGGTACTAATAGTAAAGGTTCGATTCCTTTAGGGGCTGATGAAAGGATAATGCAAATGATTATATTTCAAGGCATTTCTGTATATGAGTTAAAAAATACAATTGAAGGTTATTACTTCTATGACCGGGTTCTTGATAAACATTATATTTTGAACGATAATCTTATTAGATTTGAGGTTTCTGAAAAAAGTGTTCGGCAATTGATCAATGGGAAATGGATTAAGATAAAGGAGTTAAAAAATGATTATTGAAAAAAAAGAAATTTATGTTTTAGAGTGTTATGGAAAATGTAAAGGTACTTTTGCAGAAGAATTCAAATTATTAAAATTCGATAGTAAAAAAGATGCTGAAAAATTTATACAAGAAAATGAAGATTTAGAAAGTAAATACTGGACAGCTTTTCAATATATAAAAATAGGCATAAGAGATGACATTTATTTTAATAATTAAAGCGAGGTAAAATAAAATGATATATATAATAGGCTATATAGCCGTTCTTGCATTTTTGATATGGTTTTTTAAAAGGATAAAAAAATGAATCAGTACGAAAAAGATCAGTATGAACTCCGGCTTGAAATAGACGGCAGAATATGTGAATGCGGTAAGCCAGCAGAATGCCGCTGTCATAGAATGAACAATAGCAGAATGAATATCGCAAAATACGGCATTGAAATAATCGGGCATAATATGAATATTGTTATCGGTTGTCAAGGGTGTAATAGCAAGTATTCTATAAGCAACAAGCCGTTGAAAATAGAGCGGTTAGTTAACTTGATTAATTATTTTGGTAAAGACAGGTTGAAAAAAGAAGAGATAGATAGGATAATTAAATAATGGGTAAAGCATACATATATGTTAAATAAAAAAAAATAATTAAATAAAAAATTAACCAGATGTATAGGGGGAAGTGATGGGATTGAAAGAGAATATGAAATTATGGGTTGTTAGTAATATTTGTGATTGTGAAGGTAAACAATCAAAAGCGAAAGCTATGTTTTTAGAAGAAGAAGATGCAATTAAATATTCTAAATCTTTTCTTGGTAAAGACGAATACTGGCATAATGATGGAAATATAACAGAAATAGATATTAACAATTTAAAAAGATATTTTGGAATAATAAATAAAGAATCCGACTTAAAGCAAGATATATAAAGGGGGAATAAATGATATTTAATATTATCACTGTTATAATTACAATTTTAAGTTTAATTGGAGTAATTTTAAACATAAAGAAAAATAAAATTTGTTTTATTGTATGGAGCTTTACCAATTTAAGTTGGTTTATAATTGATTTATATAAACAAATATATATGCAGGCGTTTTTATTTTTAGTATATTTTATTTTAGCTTTATATGGTATTTATGAATGGAGTAAAAGAAATGATAGGTAAAAATTTTACATCGGCAAGCAAAGATGATAATGTTTATACGCCGTTCAGCATGACTGAGCAGCTATTAGAAAATGAAGAGTTTGATTATAATAAATCTGTACTGGAGCCGTGTTGCGGTAAAGGTCATATATCATTAAAATTAGATAAATGTTTTACAAATAAAAACGTATCGGCATTTGATATTAAAGAACACGTTCTTAATGATTTCTTAATAGAGAATAGACAAAAAACTCATATTCAACAATATAATTACATCATAACCAATCCGCCATATTCAAAACTCGACAAATTCATTGTAAAAGCAAAAGAGATCGCAACTGATAAATTCGCTTTTCTATGCAAGTTAACTCACTTGGGCGGCGTTCAGCGGTTTACTTCAGGCATCTTTCAAGATGAAAGTTGTCCGCTTACAAAAATATATCTTTTTACGAGACAGGCGAATTTAAGATTTTTTGATAGAGAATTAGAATTATCGGCATTAAATAAAAGATTAAATCAAGAAATTAATAAATCTGAAATAAATCGCACAATGATAAATCATATTGAAAAGGAAATCGAAAAAACAGAAAAAAAAATACATTATCCGGAAATAAGATCGGACGGAAAATACCCAGCGGGCATGTATTATTACTGTTGGCTGATATGGGAAAATATGAATAATAAATATAAGGGAATTAATAATTTTTTTAAAAGCCCAGAATTTCATTGGATTGATAATAATAAATATATATTAAGCAAAAAGGATTAAAATGTCAGAGCGTCAAGAACTACAAAATAGAGTGCATGATTTCTGTAAAAGCATTGGTGTAAAATATCGTATTAAAGAAAATAACCAACACCAACAAAAGTATAGGAAGTTTGCTAATAAAGATTTTAAGGGGATATTATGAAAGCTAATTATATACCAAAGCCTGAAATGAATAAAACTGAAATTCAATACGCATGGAAATTAGAATCTGAAAAACGATTAGGCGAGATTAAATGGTATGGATTTGAAAAGATTAAACTAAAATTATCATCATTAAACTGTTGGTATAATATTGATTTTATGGTAATAGATAAAGAAGATCAGGTTAAAATGATAGAGATTAAAGGCGGTCATATTTGGGATGATTCTATTGTTAAGTTTAAAGTAGCCTGTGATTTATATCCATTTATTAAGTTTAGTATGATACAGCTGAAAAATAAACAATGGAATATTATAAGAGAAAATTAGAGGGAATATGTATAATTAGTTTATGAAATAATTTGTGAGTATGAAAATATATGAATGGGTAAATTAATGAAGATAATAAAGACAGAGTTTTTAAAAATGCTTGAATATAGAAAAATGATTAATAGATGTCCAATTGAAGAACTTGACCTATCAGATTTTAATATATCGAATGATAAGAAGATGGATATAGAAGAATGGAAATTTACAGGGCTTGACAACATTGATTATATAAAAAATTTGTTAGAATTAAACGGTTTAAGTATTATAAAGATTAAGGAGTAAATCATGAACGAAGATATATATGATAATAAACTATTTAAAGAATTTCGTGAGTTAAATAAAGATGATCATGATACGCCAAATAATGTCATGGATTCTAGGTATAGACAATATTACAAAGAAAATAAACATAGGATTGAAGAAAATAATATATATAAAGACTGCTCAAAAGAAGAATTGATTGATATCATTTTAGTTTCTAATTTGGAAAAGAAAAAGCTGTTATCAATAATAAAAAATATTGATAATGATATATATCAAAAAATAGTAATGAATGGAATATTATCAAAGGAGTAAATCATGGAAAGCGATTTAGTTGTTATTACATTGCCAAAGCCAAAGGAAAAAGAAATGTATCGAGTACAAAACAATGAAGGCAAATTATTAAAAATAGAACACAACTATAAAATGACATTTCAAGGTCAGCCATTTAAACACTTATATTTATATTCAAAAGATGATTATGCCGTATTTATTCAGAAAAAAAGAAGCTGGGAATTATTAGAATGCCATATAAGATTATTAAAAGGGTGGCTTAATCATAAAGATGATAAAATGGCCAACGTTCATATAGGAGAAAATAAATCATGGGATGGCTAAGAAAACAGATTGAAGATAAGATAGATACTCTAAATGAAGATAATATAATTGATAATGAATATTGGATTGGCAAGGACGAAGGATATAGAAATGCTCTAATCATGGCGTTATCTCTAATGGATCAAGTTAATTGTAAAAACTGTAGGTTTAACGATATCTGTGATAAAATGATTGTGCTAGATGCTGACACTGAGGATTACACAAATATCGAATCGTGTAGTAAATTTAGCAATTTCGGCGAATGTAAATAATTGTAAATATTCTATAATGTTTGACTTAAAAGATATATAATGCTATTATAATTTAGCCAGAGGAGTTTTAATGAAGAAAAAGAAGTTAAGATTATTTATGGTAAAAAGAAAAATTAAGAAAAATTCAAGGTTTATAATATTTGCGGTATTTATTACGAGCCTTTTTTTTATTCAATCCGCAATGACAAGCAATAGCCTCGATACTACAAAAAAAATACACCAACAAATTGACCGAGAAAAAACAACATTCCTTATTGAAAAAATGAAAATACTTGATGCCGCAAGAAGCTGTAAGATGTCTAATAGCCGAAAGCTTGAATTTTTAAGCTTGCTATTTGATAAGGCTTTAGAGTACCGAAATATATACTATCTCAATCTTGACATTGTATTAAAGCAAGTTAGGCAAGAGTCGGGGTATAATGAGAAAGCATGGAATAGGATTGAGAATGGCGGACATGATGAAAAGGGGTTGTTTCAGTTCCATCCTTTGAAAAGACTGGAAGCGTGCGCAATATACAATATCAGCGATGAAGAGTTTTGTAATAATTTAGAAAAGCAAGTTGACTTTTATTTTCGATTAATGTCAGGTTATATGAAGTTTTATAATGGAGATATTGAAAAGGCTTTGATTACTTATAATTGCGGGGAACAAATAGTTGAAAGATTTAACGGGGATATAGTCTATCTTAAAAAAGTAGTCTATGAAGAAAATATAAAAAATCCAAGAACGGCATATAGTGATTTAATTTTGAAGGAGAATAAGATATGAAACAAATAGGATCTGTTGAAAAATTGCATAATAAATTATATGTTGTAGTTAATATCGAAGGAACTTTAGAAAAATTAAATAACATAAAATGGTATGCTTTATTATATTTAGAAATTTTACAAGGTTTGAATAAAATAATGCCGTTGCCAGAATTAAGAAAATTTATAAAAAAATATAAAAAGGAAAAATAAAATGAGAGACATATTGATATTTTTAATAATTTTTATACTACTTTTTCCATGCGTATATTTTTTAGTGAATAAAATTTGTAATTTATTTAAGCGGGGTAAAATGAAATGAATTATGATAATATTAAATTAGCTAAAATATGGATTGAAAGATTAGAAATAAATACTATTTATATGCCATTTTCTGGATTTGCTTGTCTTCAATTAGAAAAAATATTAGAAGAAATTAAGAATAAAAAAGTAGAAATAAATAGAGAAATATATGACGATGAAAATAATGGTGTAGCTTTTTATAAATTAAAAATAATGTTGAAAAAATGTGAAGAAGATTTTGAAGATGATTTTTTGGAAATATCAAAACAATTAAGCGAGGTAAAATAAAATGATAAAGCAAATTATTGAAAAGTGTAATGATATAAAAAATGAATTAAAAATAAAATGGACAAACGGTAAAATGGATGATACTGACCAATCAGAAGGATTAAGGGTATTAAATTGTATCTTACCCGACCTTGAAAAAGCAATGCAAGAGCATGAAAAATTAATACATCATACCTTTGAAGAATCTGAAGTATTATTAAAGCAAATTAATTATATTGAAAACCATAAAGGATGGGTTATTAATGATGAATTTCTTGAAAATATGTATAAAATAAAATGAAACAAATATATTATTTATGCCGTAGGCGTGGTAAAATATATATAATTGAGAATGGGGAAGAAATAAAAGTAGACCCGAGAAACGCTGATTATACTAACATGATAATAAAACCATGTAAAAAGCCATGCAGAATTTTAAATGGGGATATTTTGGTGCAGTAAATAAAATGTAAATATTTATGTAAAATACATAAAGTATGATATAATTAAGTTAATTAGGAGGCTTTATATGAAAAAGCTATTTTGTTTAGGGTTGATATTGTTTATTATTGGTTGTAGTAATGAGCCAGGGGTTGAGCGGGTTGAGACTGTTATAAAAGAGGTTTCTACTAATTCTAACGCATCAAATTATCAGTTGTTTAATAAGGTTGTTTATCCAATTTCAGCGAGCTTGACAATGAAAGATAAGGTTTATAATAAATTAAATAGCCTGTCTTTTGGAAATAAGGCTTATGCAGGAAATGGAAATGGGTATGTTTCAGTCGGTGCTGCTAAAAAAGCAAACGACCACGTTGCGGCAATTTTCTATTTTGATAATTCATCAAATAGTGATGACCCTATTTACGACCATGTATGGCATACTCTCGATTTGTCGAGCAAAGTAGGGAATCAAACATGTAGGGTTAATATGTATATAAAAGTGCATGCCGCTGAGGCTGGGGGGATAGATGAACTGGCACAGGTTGAATTTAGGTCGCCGGACGGTATATTAGTTCCAAAAACAGTAATCCAAAAATATGGAGATGTTGTTTATTATGCCGTTGAATTGACTACTAATACCGATGGCTGTATACAATGGAGGTATATAGGGAATAATGCTTTTGATAAAAAAACAGAATTAGGTGATCCTGAATACCATGACTATGAAAGTTTAACAGTTTACTTTTTACTTTATGATAGTTATAAAGTGGATGTTGCAAGTGAATAACAGTGTTAATTGAATAGTCTTTTGCAAAGCGAGGGAGAAGTCAATTAACCGTTTACGGGTAGAGAGTTTAAAAGCTTTCTACCTTTAATTTTAAGTTAAAATGGCGAATCGTAGCCGATACCAAAAACGATCAACGGATAGAGTTGTAAAAACCTACAATACATAGGGTAGGAAATACCTGCCCGTGTATTATTTTAGGGGATAAAAATGGAATCAAACCGAAAAATAAAGACGAAAATTCGCAAGGTGTATAAAGAACTTGATAAAGTACATAACTTATTTATAGACGGGATCGTGCGATATAAAAAAATAATTGAAACAATTGAAGAAATTAATAGGTTATATGATATGGGATTGTTATAAGGGGGATTATATGATAATAATTTTAAGTATTGGTGGAGTATTATTTTTAATTGGATTAATTGTTTGTATAAAAGGTGATTTTTTTAATGTATTTATAATTTTTGCAATTTTAATTATGATGGAGTTCTTATCAATAGGCGGATGTATACACCTTGTGTCAAGTATTGAATATATAGAATATCAATCAAAATATGAAAAATTAAAAGAAATAAAAGATAAGAACAATTTAATTTATGCTTCAATAGGTCGCGATATATATGATTATAATTATAGTATTGAATTATATAGAAAACAAATAGATTCTTGGTTGTTTTTCAAAGTATTTTGTAATAAGAATATTTTAAAATTAGAGATAATAGAATGAAAAGAGGACAGCATATATATTATAAATTTAACGGAATCCTTGATATGGCTGAAATACTTGGAAGAACTTTAAATAGACTTCATGTCCGGATTAAACGCCCGCTATGTTATGGTGATGTATTAGAGCTACAACATAATGAAAGAAACATATTTGCGGAAGTTATTAGCCAAACTGGCTGTAATGTTGTTTTATGGGAAAGGTAAAATAAAATGATAAAAGAAATTATTGAAAAATATAAAGTTCATTATGGGAAATTATTAAATCTTGAAAAAGCAGAATGTAATGCGTTACAAATTTTAGAAGATATTATTTTTGATCTTGAAAAAATAAATGAATTGCAGGAAAAGGTGATTAATTCTTTAATAAAAATGTGTGTCGTATGGTCTAAAAAATATGAATTTATTTTTGATTATCCAACTGAATTAAGAGACAATATTAATTTAATTGAATCCATAAAAAATAAATCATGGGAGGAAATAATAAAATGTATGTAAAAATAAACTGCTTATTAAATGATAATGGATACTGCAAATTCAAAAAGAAGTTTCTATATATATTCAAGCAAAAATGTATATATATGAAAGACAAGCTATACTGCCCGTACGAACAGCACTCAAAGAAGCCAAAGATAAAAGTATATGGGCAGAAAGATAGTTCGGAAATATTGAGGTAATTATTATGGAAATGAATCGAGCAATAACGCTGAAAGAACTTTTTAATTTTTGCAAAGAGTATGATAATGATGTAAACGACAAAGAGAAAGAAGACGGGCTTTTTTTGTATAATTTCATACTTTGTAAATTAAGTGAGATAGATAAGAGTTGGAAGAAATGATTCTTAAAAGCCGAAAATTAAGCCGTATAAACAAAAATAAGCATAAATCTTGACAACTAAATAGAAAAGGAGCAGTATAAAGCATGTCTAATAAAAGATTAACAAATCCAGATGATACAGTTCCAATAGATTTTGATGATAAAAAAGGCTGGGTTATACGCAAAGAAAAATATTGTAAAAACTGTATATATAATGAATCATATTTAGATGAGCCTATAAGCATTCTGAGCCTAATAAGCCATTAACAATAACATTGCCAGTCTATAATGGAGTATTTAGACCGATAAGATTTACTCAAAAAGGCAAAGAGAGAATGTTTAAAAAATCAATTAAAAGTGAAGGCTATAAAAACAAATAGCAAAGGCGATGGTGTGTACTTATGTTTAAACTATTTGGAAGGTGTGTAATTAAATGAGTGATATACCAACAATAGAAGATAAAGACCTCGGAGGTAGACCATCTTTATATAATACGGTTGAAGAACTTCAAAAACAGATAGATATATATTTTGATGAAATATGTGGCACGTTTCCCATAAAAGATAAAGATGATAATATATTAACAGATAAGCAAGGCAGGCCTGTATTTGATGTAGTGCCGCCTACCGTGTGTAGACTAGCCTTTCATTTAGGATATGCAAGTAGACAATCTATATATGATTTAGAGAAAAGAAGTGACGCCTTTTCTTACACAATAAAAAGGGCTTTATTAAGATGCGAAATGTTTGCAGAAGAACAGTTATATAGTGGACGTCCAGTAGGGGCTATATTTGCGTTAAAAAATAGAGGATGGAGTGATAAATCAGAAATAGACATAACTTCAAAAAATGTCAATCAAAACTTAGACTACTCAGCATTAACCGAAGATGAAGCAAAAGAGCTATTCAAGAAAAAGCAAGAGGAGATGAAAAATGACAAATGATGAGAAGATTAAACAAATCAAAAAAGTAATGTCATACTTGTTTATTAAAAAGAAGTTATACTGGGTTAATCGTATTGCAAGTGCAAAGACACTCGATGCAAAGCTAAATATTGCTAATAAAATAAAGATGGATGATTTAGGGGTTGACAAAATAAGTTAAAAGATATATATTTATAAAAATATGGAGGCTCAAATGAGTAACGATCTAATAAATAAAAATCAAGAAATTAAAATTATTGAATGGCAAGGTCAAGTTGTAATAACAACTAAAGATATTGCTTATTTTCATGGTCTTGAAGTACGAGTAATTAATCAGAAATTTAGAAGAAATCAAAAACACTTTACTATCAATCACGATTATTTTATTGCAACAAAAAACGATTTTGATAATACTTTAGAATCACAGCGTGTGATTCAGGATTTATTTGTTGCGAATAATCAGTTGGAAGTATATTTATTCACGAAACGAGGTTATTTTAAGTTTGTAAAAACAATAAATGATGATAAGGCGTGGGAAATATATAACAATCTTATTGAAAGTTATTTTAATGATAATTCAGTATCGGAAGTTAATAAAAGATTTTTAGAAAAATCAAAAACACACAGGAAAGGGCTTGCTGTTCAATGGTCAAGGCATGAAGCTGTGAATTATGCTTATCTAACAATATCAGAATATGAAAGCCTATTTGGAAATTCCGACATAAGAAAAAAAGATATGGACGATGAAGAACTTACATTACTTATTGAAGTCGAGCCGGATAATAAGCGTATATTCGTCTACTGTGTTAAGCGTGTTTGAATTTTTAGAGACAAAAAAACTTAAAAATAATTTAGATATTAAAGGGGATAATGATCTTAAAAAATCTTTATGCGATACAAGTAAAAAGATAAATGAAATAATAAAACCAAATGAAATAGAGAATATCAATGTATAACACAATACAAAAAGCTATTGACTATGCTTATCAAAACAAAATGAGACTGATGAATTTAATGTAAGTGATTTTGCTATTATATTAAAGCCTTTAAAGCCTGTAAAGATCAATTGGGTAACTACTAACCAGTTTATTAAATATGAGTATTACCCAAAGTGTGTTAAGCTGGAAATTGGAAAGGGTAAAGTGCAATTAAGATTTTGGAAGCGATATAACATTGATTTAGTTGAAACGCTGGATAAGGATATTTACTTTGTTGACCGTAATAGTGCTTTTACGGATGATGAAAAGCAAAAGTTAGTTGAAACTGTAAAGGAAATTGATTTTAAGCAGAATACTCTTGAAGGAATAAGGGAATTATTTTATAGTAATAAGCAACCGCAGTATTATACTTTTCAAGAAATAGAGTTAAACCTATATAATGACTTTGGGGTGATATTTTATAAATGAAAATAAGCTATCAAGAGAGACTCCAAAGTCTTAAAGACACAGATAAATATATAGAATTATACCACATACCCACCGCAGACGCCTGCATTGATTTTATCAATCGATTTGTAATGACTTATGACCCAAGAAAGCAAGAGCAAAATATACCGTTTGAATTATTCCCGAAGCAAGAAGATTTAATCCGTTGGCTATGGAAGCTATATATTGATAAAGATAAGGGCGCTATTGATAAGGCTCGAGATGTAGGCGCTACATGGTGCTTTTTAGCTTTTTCAGTATGGATGTTTTTATTTCAGAATAGATCAATCAATTTATACAGCTATAAAGCCGATGCCGTGCATATAAGAGGCGACATGAACTCTTTATTTGGCAAGGTTAATTTTATATTAGACTATTTGCCGGAAAAAATGAAGCAAGGTGTAATATCTAACTATATGCTTGTAAGGAGAGGAAACTCTGCAATATCTGGGCTTTGTGGTTCAGAGCCGAGAGGCGGAAGGGCTTCTTTTCTATTTAAGGATGAAGCTGCGTTTTACGAGCAATCTGAAAAAATAGAGGCCGCGTTAAGTGAGTTCGCTGATTGTATCGTAGATGTTTCTACTCATGCCGGTACTAACACTATATTTTTTAATAAAGTAACATCCGGTGCAATACCGGTGTTTATATTTGAATGGCTTGATAATCCGCTTCATACAAAAGAACTATATGATAAGAAAAAAGCCATTGCCTTAGCGGAAGGGATGTTACACGTTTTTTCAAGAGAGATAGATCGTAATCCTATGGCATCGATTGAGAATGTGGTTATACCGAATGAGTATGTAATAAGTGTTAGAAAATGTGAATATATAGAAAATGGTATTAGAAGGGCGGGTCTTGATATTGCAGATCAAGGCGTTGATACAAATGCCCTCTGTGTCATGGACGGCAACGAATTGATACACCTTGAAGAATGGGCTAATTTAGACGTTGTTGAAACGGCAAAGAAAGCTTTTTGGAAATGTGTTGAGTTAGGTGTTAAAGTATTGCAGTATGACTGTATTGGACTCGGTGCCGGGACAAAAGGTATAATAAGAGATTTGCAAGAGCCGTTTAAAATAAGGAAAAAAGAAATTATTACAAGGTTAAAAGAACTTGAAAAAAAAGAAGAAGCAAAAGAAGAAATTGAAAAATTAAATAATGAACTCAAAAGAGCCAATATAATTATCAATATGAAAATCAAAGGTTATAATGCCGGTTGTAAGCCTCTTAATCCCGACGGCGTTGAGTATGGGGATAAAACTAATAGAGAATTATTTGAGAATGTTAAATCGCAAGTAAGTTTTAAATTGAGAACAATGTTTATGAATACGCATAAATATATGATCGGTGAAGATCATGATAAATCAAAGATATTGTCATTTAAGAACTTCCCAGATAATACTTTATTTAATAAATTTTCAAGAGAACTTTCTCAACCTCAACATAAATTATCATTAACTGGTAAAATTATAATTGATAAAAAGCCGAGTGGTAGTAAATCTCCAAACTTAAATGATTGCTTCCAAATTGCTTTAGCAGACGTAGAGGAAGAGTGGATAAATTGGAGTATTATTTAATATTTTTATTGACAATATTTTAATTTATATTATTATAAAGATAGTGTGGATTTGTATGATTTGCACTTTAAAATAATTCCGAATTAATAGGTAGGAAAAAATGGGAAGATTAGCTGACAGATTAGCCGCTATTGAAAATTCAATAGGTGGTGAGATAGCAAGGCTTAGAGCCGAGCCGTCAATTTCGACAGCAGTTGAAGAAGATGCAATAATTAACTTTTCAATTGCGTTGATGGATATAGAAGAAGGTGCGGTTGCATCTGCTGATATAGACATAACAAGTATTGCAGCATCTCTGCAAAAATCAACAGGAGGCGGTGCATTTAGTGCGGCTGGAATAACACAGCCTACATTTTCAAAAGCAACTGGATTAGTGTCATGTGATTACAGATTTTTAGAGGCTGAGTGGGAAATTGGAGATATTTATAAATTAAGTGTTTCCGGCATAACAGCCGACTTAGGAGATGACACTGGATATGTTAGACCTATGATATGGTCAAATATGGTACTTGAAGAAGCAAACGTTGAAGCCAAGATTGATGTTATCGATGGTTTTATGGATGTGCCTTTAGCGGACGCTGCTGACAACACACAAATGCGAGATGTAATTGGAAGTAAAACAGACACGGTAGCAGGGAATTCAATGGTATCCGCAATGTTAAAAGCAGCGGAAGTATATAAAAACGGTAGAGGTGTTTGGTATTGCGATTCATCAGTAGGTGCTTCAGGTGATGGAGGACTATGGTCAAGAGCTTTTAAAACTATAACCGAAGCTGTAACTGCTGCAAGCGCAGGTGATGTAATTTATATAAGAGGTGAGTTTTCAAGTGTTGCAGAGGGCGCAACCATAACCCTCGATAAAGAGTTATGGTTAATCGGAGAGAATACAACTTCAAATCAAGGATGTACTATGATATATAATGGGGGCGCAGCAGCATATCCATTAGTAACCATAGCAGCTCATCAATGCAAAATATTTAATATCTATTTTTCTCAAATAGCCACACAGGATTCAATCGTATTAGGTGGTTTTTGGAAAACTCATATTAAAGGATGCAGGTTTGATGAAGCTAAAGTAATGATTAGCGTATCATCTGTCGCCGATGATCCGGACACAACAATAGAAGATTGTTTTTTCAGATCATGGACTGATTATGCTATTGATATAACATGCACAAGAGCATTGATAAAAAATTGTAGATTTATAGATGTAGCTCTTGCTTCAACAGCAATTAGAAATACCTCTAATGGGGGAGATAGACCGGATACTGCAATTCTTGATTGTAGGTTTCATACTTATGACGTAGCTAATGGTGTAGCAATTGAAGTTACAAATACTCCAACAGCAGGACTATTTTATATTGATGGATGCCATTTTTCATATTTTGCAGATGACAACCATGCCGTATCAAAAAGAACTGGATATTGCGGACTTAATTATAGAGATGTAACAGTATTAGCAGTAACATGATAATTTAATTTTAGGCTCTTGAAATATAGAGCCTTTTATTAAATTATTAGGAGATAAATATGGCAAGAACAAAAGTAGACTTAACACAAAATACATGGACTAAGGTTGCAACAAGCGTATTAAAAGGACGTATTGGATTAAGAAACTCACAATATAGCAAAGTATGGAAAACGTTTGTATTAACTGGATTAGCCGCTCCAACAGATGGTAATGATACGCATAATCCTTTTGATTTAGATGAAGCCGAACCAGTATTATCAAGAACTATAGAAATAGACTCCGATGTTTTAATTGATGTATATTTATTTACGACAGAAACTCCAATAGAAGTGGTGGTATCAATATGACCGACTATATAGGCAATGGAAGTCAAGGCGAACACACGGCAAGTAATGTATCTCCGAGTCAACAAGAAAGCGTAACATTAACAGCAGGTGAAAGCTGGGCTTTAGGGGATGCTGTAAAGATTATGGATGCAGATACAGTAGATGGTAATTTTGTAATAACAAATATTAGTATTGAATGGGCAGAGCCTTATTGGGATGGTGAAGAAATACCATATTTACCTAAGTTTTAAGGAAGTATAAAATGGCAGATGCAAGAGGATATATTTACGAGATTGTTTTATATGGTGATGCTTTATGCACTATTGAGATTGGACGTGCAAGAACATCTTTAGCCTTTAATGGCTTTATCGGTCCGGAAGTTGGGGGAGTTACTATTCCTATAAGTACAATTCCAATACCGAAAGAATATCCAATATATGCGAAATTAGCATGTAGTGATGATTTATATAGTTTAGATATTTCAATACAATATAAGCGAGTGTAATATGAGTAATTTTCAAAAAACATGGCGAAGTGCAATATATGAAGAATCCGAAATAATAGAAAATCATTTACATAACTATGAAAAATGGTTTGGTGCGTTTAGTGGGGTAGCGGATGAGTTACATGTTGCTGAAAGAATGGGCGGTGGCATATTGCCTTTTACATTAACTTCAGGCAATGATGATTTTGGATCGTGGGTGCAAGTTTTCGGAAGTACAGATACTCCAATTGTGCAAGATAAGACGCATTTTGATTTTCATAGATGCTTAATTACAGGGACTAATAGTACAGCAACCTTTATTATTCAAATAGTAAGTGGTGAGAGTTCAGAGATAGCGGATAAATTAACAGCAGAAGATTTTAATGAATTTCCTTATATTTCAAGTAGCAATAGTAATGATTCTGGGATATCTGAAGTTATAGATAAAAGATGTGCTGTTGGTGAAAAAATATGGATGAGAGCTTGCTGTATTGGTCAGGATGCAAAAACGATAAGCCTATATAACGGAATACATGAATATGATTATTAAAGGTATATATGAAAATAGTTGATAAAGCAATGTCATTTTTTGGATATGAAAAAAAGTCTATATCTGGAAACGTTAATGTAAATGTAACGGATTTTAGACAAATGTATGATACTGGTCTTTCACCTCAAACAGCTTTTTGGCTATGGGCTAAGAGTGATAGTGTTGGCGATGCAATAGATCGTATCGCAGATGACTTTTCACAGATTAGGCCTATCTTAATTGATAAAAAAACAAAAGAAATAATACAAGATCATCCGGCTATTGAGTTAATTGAAAGCCCGCAGTTTGGGGCTTCCGGAGGCAGATTAAAAAGAGAGCTTGCAGTTTCATATTTAGCCACAGGTGAATGTTATCCGGTACTTACTGGAAATGTAAACTATGAACCATCAGGGATGTATCAAGTTTATGCTTGTAATGCCTCCCCTATTGATGGTAAGGATGGATATATATTAGATATTGTTTTTTCTGCATTAAATGATATGGGGACGTATAAAAGACAAACTAATTTTAACCGAGGCATGTTCGTATATCAAAGAGAAAACCAACTTGCCGAGACTATAATGATAAAAGGTACTTGTCGAAGTTATGGCAATAGAGGCCAGTCTAAGCTTGAAAGAATATACTATCAAGCAATGACTAAATATTACGGGAATATACATAATACAGGATTATTAAAGAACGCCTCACGTCCGGGTGGATTATGGAGTCCTGCAAATTCGAGTTTGAGTCAAGATCAATATGAAAAGTTTAAAGAAGAGGTGTCAAACTTTAAGGGTGCTTATAGTGCCGGAAAAGATGTTGTAGCTCCACAGCCGATTAAATATGAAAACTTTTTATTAAATCCACGTGATATGGACTTTATAAATCTTATTGAAACAAGTCGAGTTGAAATATATGGTCAATATAAAATACCGCTTCCTTTAGTAGTAACAAAGACAATGACGTTAAATAACTATGCAAATTCTGTTTTAGCGTTTTATGACTTTGCAGTTATGCCAACGAGTAAATATTTATTCGGAGAAATGGGACGATTTATATTACCTAGATATAAAGACGGTGATAGATTTATAATGTCAGTCGACGAACGAGATATATCGGCATTGAAAGAGAGAATGATGGAAAGAGCGAAGTCAATGGCAGCTTCAAATGTATTCAGCGATAATGAGATTAGAACGGAAGCCGGATACGAAGCAAGAGACGGCGGAGACGATATATACAAGCCTGCAATGATGACACCTGCGGGTACTGATAGTTATACAGATGACAATAGGAAGCCATGAAAAAATTAAAAATTTGTAAAAAAACTAAAGCAAAAGATATTCTAAAAAAGTTAAATAAAGCATTTAATGCGTTTGAAAAAAAAGGCTATATAAATAAAGATAAAATAATACAGTTAAATTGTAGTTATAAATGATTAAATAAGGAGTTGGTATGAAAGATAAAAAAATGGTAACCAAAAAAACATGGCAGGAATTTAGAGAAACTGGATTATTACTGTTTATAAATCAGATGCTTCATTTATTTGGGTGGGCGGTTGTTTTTGAGTATGAAAGTTTTGACAACAAAACAGATAAGGGAATTATTAAAGAAATCTATCCTGCACGAGTTAAATTCAGAGGATTTCACGAAGAAGCAGTAGGTGAAAGCTATAAAAATATTACAAAGTATTTAGATAAAAATATAAAAGCATTAGTTAAAGAAGCGAACGATTAAATAGATGATAATAGGAAGCCATGATAACATCATTTGATAGAGGGCATAAAATATATTTAAAAGATGGATTCTGGTATTATTGTGATAATAATAAAATCCTTGATGCTGAACGTTCGTGTAAAAGATGCGGACGAAAACCTACGAAAGAGGGATATGACGCTTGTTTAGGGTATATCGAAGGTGTTGAAAGTGCCTGCTGTGGACATGGAGTAACAGAGTCTATCGGAATTGGCAATGATTAAATATGAAGTAAAGGACTATAACTTTGATAATCTTCTTAAAATAGAGGTTAATCCTATAACCTCAAAAGATTATGACTTTGTTATTAAGGCTCTTAAACATAATGAAATAAAAAAGGTTGTTAGTAAACGTGATTTTATTGCTAAGCAAGGAGTAAAACATTTACGACAAAAGTTAGAACTTGAAAGAGAGTTTATGCCGGATATTAAAGAATACTTTAGAAGGCAATCGAAGCTAATAAAAAACAAACTACCTAATATTTTGACTATACAGCCTTATTTAGAAGCCCATTATAAAAGAGTAGCTGAAAAGATAATAGGCAGAAATATAAAACAATTAAGCGACGATGATATTGTTAAGAATCTAATTGAAAGTAAAGTAAGAAAACAAGCTGGAATAATTGACGGGACGACTAACGAAGAGATAGAAAAGTCTGTTAATATGGCAAGAGAGCAACTTGCAGATGATGGCAACTTTTCACCGAGTCAAGCAGTTCTTTATATGATAGCTGCTAAAATATTTTTAAATAGAATGCAGGGAAGAATTCAGGGAATAGCAGTTACCGAAACACAGGGTATGTATGAGGCTTTACGGTCAGAGTTAGTACAAAGTGCAAATAACGAATTAACAGACGTTATAGTTGAAGGTAATAGATTAAGAGCGAGAGAGATTGCAGATGTTACAGAGTCATATAGTCATTTACAAATAGCGGATAGCTTGGAAAAGCCCCGGCAGGATAACAGAGCTTTATTTGCATTAATTGCACTTGCCATGAAAATGTGGGTTAATATGGGCGACATGAAAGTAAGGGCTGCCCATGTAATCGCTGGGGGTCAAACTGTTGCAGTAACAATGACATTTATGGTTATGGGTGAAATGTTGCGATATCCGGGTGATCCAAACGGAAGTGCTAAAAATATTGTGCATTGCAGGTGTATAGTAGTTTATTTATAAGGAGTTTAATATGAAAATTAGAGAGAAAATTATTTTTTTTATTGATAGGCATTTTATAAAAACAGATTATGGAAATAGATTACCATCTTGGCTCGTGTGGTTATTTTACCCAATAGATATGTATTTTGCACATAAAGCAAAATTTTATTATAACCCGCTATTAAATACCGTTAGAGTACATGGAATTGAATTTTCAATATCTTTTTTAGAAAACATAAAAGAAAATAGAAATGAATATCTATATAAATTTAGTTACGAAAATAATATAATAAAATTAACAGAAGTAAAAATAGATAATTAAAAATATTTATTGACTTAATACAATAATGGTAGTAAAATGTTAAAAGAGATTGAGAAAAAATATATTGACTTGACAAAAGAGCTTATAGGAGAATATAAGAAAAAAGGATTTAACCTTAGCTTTATAAAAGTTGAAGTGAATGGCAATGAAAGCCGCAACGATTATACTGTTAAGGTATTACATAATTTATAGAATTTAATTAAATAACAATAACCGATGAAAAGACTTGTTAAAGATAGATCTATCTATTTTTGGCAAGTCTTTTTTGTTTTTGGGGGTAAAAATGGATTTTGCAATAATACCGTTTGAAATAAAATCGCAAAGCGAGGATAAAGACAATTACATTGTTGAAGGGAAAGCGTCTGTCTATGGGAATATAGATTTAGTTGATGATATTGTTGAAAGTGGTTGTTTTCGTGAAGACTTAATGAAAGAAGGAAATGAGCGTTCTATTTTATGGATGCACAAGTGGGATGAGCCTATTGGTAAGGGAACTTTTCAAGAATATTCAGATCATTTGTTTACTAAAATATTATTACCAAAATCAGATACATTTGTTACCGGTAGGGTTATGCCTCAATTAAAGATAAACAGCATTACAGGATTATCGATAGGGTATCAACCAGAGGAATTCGCTTATGATACAGTTGGAGATAAACAAGTAAGGCGTCTAAAAAGATGCAAGCTTCGTGAGGTCAGCATCGTGTCCTTTCCTGCAAACGAACAGGCGAGAATTTCCATGATTAAATCATTTCAAACGCACGAAACAAAAACAGAAAATGAATCAAAAGCAGTACCTCCATATAAAGATTATGCTATTGCAGATGATGTAAACTGGGATAAATTAAAGGCAGTTAAGCAAATCAAAGAACATACTAATAGTAAAGATGCTCCGAGTTCAGCTTATAAAAATTGCTTCATGTTTTATGATTCCGATAAAGCAGATGACTTTACAGGTTATAAAATGCCTTTTGTTTATTTTGTAGACGGGAATTTTAAAGCAGTACCGAAAGCATTAAGTGCAATAGTAGGTGCTTTATCCGGTGTAAGAGGTGGCGTTGATGTAAACGATACCGATAAGGCTAAAATTAAATCACAAATAAATGAGTATTACAAAAAGATGGATAGAGAAGAACCTTTTAAATCTAACGGTAATACATTTATTGATAAAAAAACCCTTGAGGGTTTAGAAAAACGAGACTACGAAAAATTATTCGATGACAACATTCTTTTATCAAGTCAAGCGAAAAAGAAAATTGCAGACAGCTTAAACTTTGGCAATGAAGTTAAAGAGGTTAGAGATGATAGTTTTCTTAAACGGCTTGAAGATATTGAATCGAAAATATAATTAAAGGAGAAATTAATGAGTGAAGAAACAAAAAACAAAGATGTTTTAACTCAAGAAGAAGCTGTAAAAATGGCTAACATCGTTGAAAAAATACGAGAGAAAGCAGATAAGTATGGTATAGAATCCGCAGAGTTTAAATCATACATGGAAAAAGCAGACAAGGATTTAAA